CTCAGTTAAAATACTTGAGAATGAGCAGCACCTCTGGCATGAGTGGCATCATACTCCTATGGATAACTCAGAAGCTACTGATCTTATCAAAGACATAGCCGGAATGGACAAGGATAAAATCTATTATAGTTTGCATGAGATGCAACGTAATACTACTTTTAATTACTTGTTCCTTGCTTGGCATAGATATCAGCGTAAGTTAGGTAAGAATAAGTGGGCGTTTTATAATGCTCTTACTGATTGGTCTACTCACTCCAATGCAGGAAGACAGTCAGCACAGCCTAACATTGCATCTATTAGGGCTAAGCGAGCTGATAAAGTTCAGAAGTTTCTACATAAACTAGCAGCCTAGGAGAAATAATATGTTAGGACATAAAGAGTTTTACGATAAAGTAGAAGATCAATGGTGTTATTTGTGGCATTTATGGAGCGTCGATCCTCCTCCTGTATTTCAAAAGTTTCTAATATTCTATGAGCGTAAAGTCTCTGCTGATGCTAGTAACGAGGCTGAGCGTCAGCAGATCTGGAGGTTACGAAACTTTAAAATGATAGAAGATGAAATGCCTTCCATGATTGTTAAGTATATTACTGAGAAAGGATTTTAATATGAAAAAGTTTATTGTTAGTGAGATAGAACAGACTGTACATTACTTTACAGTTGAGGCTAACACACCGCAAGAAGCCAGAGAAACATTTTCAGATATGTATGAAGAGCTTTGGGAATCTCAAGAACATAAGACACAACATATTGAAAGTTATGTATACGAGGTCAAAGAGGTGACAGACAATGAAGCAACATCTATTAATTAAAGATCAGTTAGTTAATGCTAAGAGAGGTGATACTTTTGTTACTGAGTATTACCTCGAGGGTTGGCGCAACTGTGAGATTACTATAGGAAGTAGGTGGGCAACAATTAAACCTTTGTTCGGTAAAAATACAGTAACTAAGATGCTTGTATCCAAAATGAAGCGTGAGCTTGTTGATATGTACTGGCATTCTGCGTCCATTGATGCTCACTATAAAGCAGTGGCTAAGGGTCGTAAGACAAAAGGCATTAACTGGAAACGTGATTATTAGTCACAAGGAGGTAAATATATACAAAAAAAATAACACAAAACGCTTGACACGATGTTAACCAAGTTAGTATAATTTCTAACAAGAACCAAGCAACAGTAAATGTAAAACCACTAGAGGAAATGTTATGCCAGTACTAGAAGGAACAGCTTATTGGGCTTCAGTGAAGACCCCTAACACAACTTATGAGCCTACGTACTCTGTAAACTTAGTAGTTGATGAAGCTACTGCTGATGACTTTAAGACTCGAGGGTTCACAGTTAAAGCAACTGAGGATGGCCCTGCTATTATTATCAAGCGTAAAGTAAATGGGCCTCGAGGTATGATCCGAGATGCTCCTAAGCTTTATGACCGCTCTAAGAACGAAGTTGATTGTCAAGTTGGCAATGGCTCTAAAGTTAAAGTTCAGTTCAAAGAGTGGACTAGTGAGCGTAATGGACAGACCTTTAACGGTCTTGATTTCATGGCTATGCAGATCATTGATCTTGTACAGTACTCAGGTCAAGCAGGTGATGAGTTTGATGCACTTGATGATGAACTTGAGGACGAGTTATGAGTGATAACAAAAGACTCTACGAATCCAATGGGGTCGAGTACAACATCGACCTCTTAGGAGGAGAAGCTGTAAAAATATTTGACCATCTTGCACACCTAAGGGATGAAGTAGAGAAAGCTAACAATCAGGTGATGTACTATACCTATGCAGCTAACACTCTTATACATACTTTAGATGCATTACTAACCGATGAGGCGGTACTTGGGGGCGAATAGCCCCCTCTTTTTTGGGAGCAATAAAATGTCATTTGTTAAAACTAAACTACCCTGCCCGCAGTGTGGTGGTAGTGACCCCGTGGGTCTTAACGAGGACGGTTCAGCCTATTGTTTTAGCTGTTCCGAACGTATACCAAACTATTATAAAGCTGTGTCGGGAGGCTCAGACAACTATAAAGCTCCACCTAGCATGCAGAATTCACCTGTTGTAGAGATGCAAACATACAGGAACAATGCTGCTATCACTTCTGATGGGGAGTTCAACGCCCTAACTGACCGCAAAATATCTTTAGAGACTGCCAAAAAGTATGCAGTTAAGTCTTCACTCAATACTAAAAGCGAAGTGGTCTCTCACTCTTATCCCTACTACAATATAAATGAAGTAGCAGGTTATAAGATCCGCAACACCAATGATAAGTTATTTACTTGGACAGGTAGCTCTAAAGACACAGGCTTGTTTGGTCAGCAGTTGTTCAGAGATGGTGGTAAGTATATTACTATTACTGAAGGCGAGTGTGATGCTATGGCAGCTTACGAAATGTTAGGGTCGAAGTGGCCTGTCGTAAGTCTAAAGAACGGCGCAGCAGGTGCTGTTAAAGATGTCAAAGAATCTATAGAGTTCCTCGAGAAGTTTGAGTCAATCATTATTAGTTTTGATAATGATACTCCGGGCCGTGATGCAGCAGTCAAAGTGGCAAGGCTATTATCCCCCGGAAAAGCTAAAATCATCGGCTTCCCTGAAGACGTTAAAGACGCTAACGATATGCTTAAGATTAATAGGCAGAAGGATTACGTTAGCTTGTGGTGGGAGGCTAAGACTTACACACCCAGTGGTGTACTAAACGCAGCAGATCTATATGAGAAGTACGCCAACAGAGAGAAGAAAGAATCTATACCTTACCCTTGGAAGGGTCTTAACCAGAAACTGCTAGGCATGCGGCGTGGTGAGTTAGTAACTCTTACTGGTGGCACAGGGCTTGGGAAGTCTAGTGTGACTCGAGAGATCGAACACTGGCTGATAAATAACACAGAAGATAATGTAGGAATAGTAGCCCTTGAAGAAGATTACCTTAGAACTCTTGATGGTATTATGTCTATCGAGGCTAACAAGATGCTGTATGTTGAATCAGTAAGAGAAGACTTCGATAAGCAAGAAGAGAAAAGAATATATAATAAGTTGTTCAACAACGATAGGGTGTGGGTTCATGCTCACTTTGGTGCTACTGATGTTGATGAGATATTCTCTAAGCTTCGCTTCATGATTGTAGGATGTGACTGTAAGTGGGTTGTGATTGACCATCTCCATATGCTGCTTAGCGGCTCCTCAGATGGTGATGAGAGACGAGTACTAGACAACATGATGCACAAGCTACGCTGCATTGTTGAAGAGACAGGGGCAGGGATGATCTTGGTTTCTCACCTCCGCAGGGTTGACGGTAATCAGGGACATGAGAATGGTATTAATGTAGGACTGAATCACCTTCGAGGGTCTCAAAGTATTGCTCAGTTGTCTGACTGTGTACTGGCATTAGAACGTAACCAACAATCAGAAGACCCTGAAGAAGCTAATACCACTCGTGTTAGAGTCCTAAAGTCTAGGTACACTGGTGATGTAGGTATGGCTGCACACTTGCTGTATGATAGGAACACAGGACGCCTCAATGAGGTTGATCCTCATGAAGAAGATGAACTAGGTGAAGTAATATGAATAAGAATTTAGTCTTCGATGTGGAGACAGATGGCCTCAAACCTAAAGAAATATTTTGTATTGTTACTCATGATGTAGATACACAAGTGACTTCGGCCTTCGGGCCGGACGAGCTTGATAAAGCTTATGAGGTATTGTTAAATGCTGACAAGCTTATAGGCCACAACATAGCTAACTACGACATCCCTGTTATTAAAAACCTAGCAGGGATAGATCTTACAAAGAAAAGAATCATAGATACTTTAGTACTCTCAAGACTCTTTAATCCTACTCGTGCTGAGAACCACAGCTTAAAGAGTTGGGGTTACCGCCTTAACTTTCCTAAGACTGAGTTCGATGAGTTCGATAGCTACACCCCAGAGATGCTACAGTACTGCAAGAACGATGTGCTTTTAAACTATAAAGTCTATGAAGCTCTGCGCAAAGAAGCTAAAGGATTCTCTATCGAGAGTATTAACCTAGAGCATCAGGTAACTGTGCTTCTTAAGCAGCAAGAAGACTATGGGTTTTTGTTCGACCAACGCCACGCTAGTATATTGTTAGCTGAGCTTACAGAAAAAGTAGATGACATAGTTGAGAAGGTACACAAGGTATTTAAACCTAAGCGTATTGAGACTAAGCTATATCCTAAGCGTCTTAAAGATGGAAGGATGAGCAAGATGGCAGAGACTATTGAAGGTAAAAAGGTTAGACTGTCTACTGAAGAACATAAAGAGATGATGGAAAAAGGTTCAATTACTTTGGTTAAGTTAATACCTTTTAACTTAGGTTCCCGCAAGCAGATAGGTGAGTACCTTAAAGAGTTTGGGTGGAAGCCTAAGACCTTCACACCTACTGGTCAGCCTATCATCGATGAAGGTACGCTTAACAAGATAAAGAATATACCTGAGGCTTTACTGATTGCTGAGTACTTAATGCTTCAGAAGAGAGTCTCACAAATTAACTCTTGGTTCAAAGAACTGGACGAAGAGGACGGCAGGGTACATGGTTATGTTAATCATAACGGTACTATCACAGGTCGTATGACTCACAGGAACCCCAACATGGCTCAAGTGCCAAGCAGTAATGCTCCCTACGGCGAAGCATGTAGAGCTTGTTGGGTAGTTCCTCCTAAACATAAACTGGTAGGTATAGATGCAAGTGGTCTGGAGTTAAGGATGCTTGCTCACTACTTAGAGGATGAGGACTTTACAAATGAAATTCTCCACGGAGATATTCACACAGCTAATCAAAACGCAGCAGGACTTCAATCAAGAAATCAGGCTAAAACATTCATCTATGCACTTATATACGGAGCAGGAGATGGCAAGCTTGGGTCAGTGGTTGGAGGAAATAAAGCCGAAGGTAAGAGACTTAGAGAATCTTTCCTCGATAATATACCTGCATTTAGATCTCTTGTCCGAAGAGTGGAAAGAGCGTCAGCAAAGGGTTACCTCAAGGGGTTAGATGGTCGTAAGATTATTATTAGATCTCAGCATTCAGCACTGAACGCTTTGCTACAAGGGGCGGGAGCTATCGTAATGAAGCAAGCTTTAGTATTCTTTAGCGAAGAGATACAGAAGTTTAAGGCTAAGATAGTAGGTAACATCCACGACGAATGGCAAGTAGAAGTTCCTGAAGTGCATGCTGAAGAAGTAGGAAGGCTAGGTGTAGAAGCAATCAAGAAAGCAGGTGATGTGTTAAATCTTAAATGTCCTCTGGACGGCGAGTATCAAATAGGAGATAACTGGAGTGAAACACACTAATAAATATGGTAAATATGAGTATACAGTTTGGGGCGAACAATACGCATGCGATGACTGTTGGTTCCCAGTTGAAATTATAACAACTAAAAGTTTCAATAAAACTGCATCTGCATGGGAATACGCCATTGAATGTGAAGAACTAAGCAGTGTTATTATAGAATTTTGTCTTGTAAAAGATAAGAAAAAAGAAAGTTATCCTATTTATAGATTATGTCCTTGGACAGAAGAAGAAACTTTTTCTCGTACTCACACGGAGTCTGACTAATGAAGCATACTAACTATAAGTTTGAAGACGGTGAGTGGTGGTACTACGGACAAGCTGATGGCAGACGTAGACTAAAGTCTCATCAAAAGAAAAACAAAACTAGAATGTTTGTTGGCTCTAAGTATATATCTAAAGCTGCTCCTTATCATAAGCCGGGAAGATATAGCACTACTGCTGATGTAGCCTTTAGTGAGATAGAAGAAAAGATTCCTAACAGGAATGAAGGACATATATATATTATATCTAACAAGGCTTGGAAGGGTTGGTGTAAGATAGGTAGTGCGTTAGATGCTAACGATAGACTAAAACAGTTCCAGACATCTAGCCCCTTTAGGGACTACAAGTTAGAGTATAAAATAAAAAGCAAGAACAGAATGTATGTTGAAAAAGAAATACATTCCCGCTTAAAGCAGAAGCACGAAGCTAGACACGAATGGTTTAAGATGGACAAAGATAAAGCTAAAAGATATATACGAGAAGCTGTTAACGTAGACAAGCAACGAAAGGAAATTCCTAATGAAAAAACTTAACACATTAGTAGACGATATCTACTCATCTCTACAGCCGCTATGCGAAGGAACTCCTTATCCTTTAACAGACGAAGAGATAGATAAGTTCGGTGAGAATATAAAAGAAGTACTAACTCATTGGGCGCGTCCTGCTAAACGTGACGTTGGTTTTAATTTAAGGATGTCTAATATTGGCAAGCCTCTACGTCAGATCTGGTACGACAGTAAGTCAGAGACAAGCAACACTGTTTCTCCTAGCACTATGATTAAGTTTCTATATGGACATCTGCTAGAAGAAGTACTACTTATGTTAGTCAGGGGTTCAGGTCATACTGTTTCTGATGAGCAGAAAGAAGTAGAAGTTGCAGGTATTAAAGGCCATATGGATTCTAAGATTGATGGGCAAGTAGTAGACATAAAGACTGCATCTTCTTTTGCTTTTAGAAAGTTTAAGTATGGTACTTTGGTGGAAGACGATCCCTTTGGTTATCTAGCACAGCTTGCAGGTTATGAAGAAGCCGAAGGCACTGACCAAGGTGGTTTCCTAGTTATTAATAAAGAAACAGGTGAGCTTTGTTTACACATACCTGAAGAACTTGATAAGCCTAACTCATCTAATAAAATTAAAAGCATTCAGAAAGTTTTAAAAAGAGCTACGCCTCCCGAAGAAAAATGTTATCCTGATGTACCGGAAGGAACAAAAGGAAACATGAGAGTTCATAAGAATTGTAATTATTGTCCTTACAAATTTGAGTGTCACAAAGATGCGAACAATGGGGAAGGGTTACGAGGCTTTAAATACTCTAAAGGTGTTACCTATTTCACCCAAGTAGTTAAAGAACCTAATGTGGAGGAAGTGCTATGAATGGTAAACGAGCCAAGGCACACCGTAAAGTAGCAGACAAGATAGCTCTAGCGTGGCTAAAGACTTTAGTGACAGAGCAGGAAGCAGAACAGTATACTTCAGAGAACTTTAAAAACTATATGCCTAAGCAGACTCATATCATGACAGACAGGCAGATGTCTCTTATGCCACATTCTTATCGGTGGTTTACAAGACTAGTTAAAAAGTTTGGGTTAGAGAAAGCAGAAGAAAGAATTCTAAAAGCAGGAAAAATTTAATGGCTACTGCAAAGAAAATAAGAAGTGGGTTAAGGCGTAAAAGAGTTAAGCGTCCTGTAGAAAAAGATGTACCTGCTACTTATGATTCTAACTGGGAGTATGAGCTGCACAATGGGCTGCTAAAAAACTGGAAGCACCATAAGGCAGAGCTTATTAGCTACACTGTTAGTCACACATACGAGCCTGACTTTGTTCGAAGGGTTCAAGGTAAGACTATTCTTATTGAAGCTAAAGGTAGGTTCTGGGATTACTCAGAGTACAATAAGTACATCTGGATTAATAAAGTTCTTGACGATAACACTGAGTTAGTATTCTTGTTTGCTAACCCTGCTGCTCCCATGCCACAGGCTAAGAGAAGAAAAGATGGTACTAAAAGAAGTCATGGTGAGTGGGCATCTGCTAATGGCTTTAGATGGTACAGTGAGGACTCTCTTCCTAATGAATGGATAGACAGGAAGTACAGGAACAGTGATAAGTTTAAGATTGAATTCTACGATATAAACAAAGAGGTAGAGTAATGAGTATTGATAACATAACGCCAGAGCAGTGGGATTCAATGACATCTAAGTGGGCAGGTAACGCTAAAATAAAAGCTACAGCTAACGATCCAGTAAATAATCCTAGTCACTATAATACTGGGGGTATAGAATGCATCGATGCTATGGAAGCAATGCTAAGTGCTGAAGAGTTTATAGGTTATCTACGTGGTAACGGACTCAAGTATCGTTGGAGGTTTAGGTACAAGAATGGTATTGAAGATCTTCGAAAAGCAGATTGGTACGACAAAAAATTAATTAGCTTTCTTATTGAGAAAGATATAAATGTTGCAGGTAACAACCGATGAAAGAAGGAACACAAGAATATTTAGGTCTTAAAATAGATTATGATAAAGAGCGTAACCTAGGTGAGTTTGCCATACAGACTTTAAAAGACCGCTACTTATGGCAGGGAGAAGAATATGCTCAAGAAGCTTTTGCAAGGGCTGCAATCTACGGTGCAACTTACAGGGGGACTACTGACTTCTCTCTTGCACAGCGACTTTACAATTATGCTAGTGATCTCTGGTTCATGTTTAGCACTCCTATCCTTAGTAACGGAGGAACCAGTAGGGGCTTACCTATCAGTTGCTTTCTTAATTATGTCTCTGATTCGCGTCATGGTCTCTCTTCTCATTATGATGAGAACATATGGCTCGCTAGTGGAGGTGGAGGCATTGGTGGATATTGGGGTAGTGTTAGGAGCAACGGTGTGGATACTGCTAACGGTAGTAAGTCTACTGGCTCTATCCCCTTTATGCATGTAGTAGACAGCCAGATGTTAGCGTTTAATCAGGGTGTTACACGCCGTGGTAGCTACGCAGCTTACATGGATATCAGCCATCCTGAGATTGAAGAGTTCATTGCGATGCGTAAGACTACTGGCGGTGACTTAAATCGTAAGTGTCTTAACCTACACAATGGGGTTAACATTACCGATGCCTTCTTGAGACGTGTAAAAGAAGATGGTGAGTGGAGGCTTATAGACCCTAAGACCAACACAGCAGTAAAGATTGTCTCTGCTCGTGATCTTTGGTGGACTTTAATAACCACTAGAGCCGAAACAGGTGAGCCTTACATTGTAAACATTGATCGCTGCAATGAGTTCCTGCCGCAGCCCCAGAAGGATCTAGGGTTGAAGATTAACCAAAGCAATCTTTGTTCTGAGATTACATTACCTACAGACACAGAACGAACAGCAGTATGCTGCTTGTCGAGTGTTAACTTAGAGACCTATGATCAGTGGCAGGATAATTCTGAGTTCATCAAAGACTTAATCACAATGTTAGACAATATACTCGAGCATTTTATAAGTCACTCTGTTGACGTAGAGTCTTTAGGAAAAAACAGCTTGAGTGCTTCACGTTTCCAGAAGCATGTTAAAGAAGAATATAAAGGATTTACTCGAGCGGCCTTCTCGGCCTATAGAGAAAGAGCAGTAGGTCTGGGCGCAATGGGATTCCACGGCTACTTACAGAGCCATAACATTCCTTTTGAAAGCATGTACGCCTCCTCGTTTAACTATAAAGCTTTTACAAACATTAAGACTAAAGCTGTAGAGGCCTCTAAAGATCTAGCACAGGAACGTGGTGAAGCACCTGACATGGCAGGAACAGGGATGCGTAATTCACATCTACTTGCTGTTGCTCCTAATGCCTCTAGCTCTATTATATGTGGGGGTACTAGCCCCTCTATAGAGCCTTCGAGGGCTAACATCTTTACGCATAAGACTCTTACTGGCAGCTATAAAGTTAAGAACAAACACCTCGAAGAAATACTTTTTGAACTTGAGCCTAATACAGAGAAGCGTGAGAAGATCTGGAAAGACATAGCAGCGCATGAAGGATCTGTCCAACACCTCTCTATATTAACTGACGAGCAAAAAGAAGTATTTAAAACTGCCCCTGAGCTAAACCAGATATGGGTTATTGAACATGCTCACATGCGTCAAGACATGATATGCCAGAGTCAAAGTGTCAACTTATTCTTCGTGCCTCCAAAGGCCACTGAATCTCAAGAGACTCATGATGATTACTTACAGTATGTTAATGATGTACATTGGGCAGGTGCTACAAAACTTAAGTCAATGTATTACTTAAGGTCAGAAGCAGCGCGTACTGTAGAGAATGTTAATGTAAAGATTCCTAGAATAAACCTATCTGATACTGAGTGCTTGAGCTGTGAGGGCTAATACATGAGTGGTAAAGGTAGTGGTCGTAGACCTTTGTTAACAGATAAGAAACAGTTCGAGAGCAACTGGGATTTAATATTTAAAAAGGACAAGAAAGATGGAACAACTGATAAGCCTAGTAAGCCAGTGGAGCCGAGAAAGAAAGATAGTAAGTAACTCTACGGCAGTAGTACAGTTAGGAAAGCTAGTATCAGAGATCGGAGAGCTTGCAGATAACGTAGTAAAAGGCCGCTGTGTAAAAGATGATATAGGCGATTGTATCGTAGTCTTAAATACATTAGCATTAATGAATAGCACAACACTAGAAGAATGCTTAGCTAAAGCCTATGACGATATCAAAGATCGTAAAGGCTACATGAACGAGCTAGGTGTATTTATAAAAGAAGGGGACACGCCGTGAGCTTATTAGCTACTAGAGATTACTACAAACCATTCGATCATCCTTGGATGTTTGATTACTACGTGCAGCAGAATCAAATGCATTGGTTTCCTGAAGACGTACCGCTACACAATGATGTTAAAGATTGGCAGGACATGAAGGACACTGAGCGTAATCTACTCATACAGATCTTTAGATTGTTTACTCAGTCTGATGTAGATGTAGGGGCAGGATACATTGACAGGTACATGAGAATATTTAAGAAGCCTGAAGCTCGAATGATGATGGGTTCTTTTGCTAACATGGAGTCAATCCATCAGCATGCTTACAGCTTACTGCTTGACACAGTTGGTATGCCTGAACGTGAGTATAAAGCTTTCTCAGAGTACGAAGAGATGGCAGACAAACACCACTACATTAATGACCTTAAGATCTCTAAAGGTGACAAGGGTTCTATAGCTAAGAACCTTGCGGTCTATAGCGCCTTTACAGAAGGCCTACAGTTGTTCTCTAGCTTTGTAATCCTGCTTAACTTCCCACGCTTTGGTAAGATGAAGGGCATGGGACAAATCGTAAGCTATAGCATTAAGGACGAATCACTACACGTTGAAGCAATGACAAAGCTCTTTAGAGAGTTTATTCAGGAAAATAACGAGCTGTGGACTGATGACTTTAAGGCTGAGATCTATCAATCCTGTAGGGACATGGTTAATCTTGAGCAGAAGTTCCTTGATCTTGTCTTTGAGATGGGGGATATACAGGGCTTAACGCGAGAAGAGATGCGTAAGTATGTAGAGTATATTGCGGATAGGCGCTTACTTCAGCTAGGGCTAAAGCCTAACTATGAAGTTAAAGATTGTCCACTTGATTGGTTAGATGATGTGTTAGGTGTAGAGCATCAGAACTTCTTCGAGGGCCGTGCTACTTCTTATATGAAGGCAGGGCTTCGGGGAAAACAAGAGAGAGTAGTCTTCAAATGAAAGAAGCCAACATCATATCGTTTGCTGTAAAGCTAGGACAGGACGGAGGCTTCTTTAGTGAGGTCTCCTACCTTCCGGTGGAGGACATTCCTAAGTGCTTTAAGGGGGATGATGCTGTGTTAGTTCGAAAGATAGTAATGGAGATGCAGAAGAATTTTTCTGACCTACATTACTATCTTGAGAAAGAAGTACAGGCTAGTAACTCCATATTGTAGGACGGATATCTCCATCACAAGTATCGAGGTGGAGATAACGCACCTTACCTTTCTGCTGCACTCCGATCCCTGTGAACCCTGCCCCTAGGGCGGCCTGTAAGAGCCTGTAAGCCCTTTCTCTAGAGACCTTAATATCCATAGCCTTCCCTTGCTGATGTGGCCCTACGGTCTTCTTTGAAGCTTCTATGGGGTGTTCTGGACAACGATAAGCACTAGTTACAACGAAAGGAAACCCTAAGGCCTCCCTAAGCTGTTCGATCTTGAGCATAAACTCCTCGTCCATCCCTTGCTTACCACAATGCTTACAAGCTACTTCAGAGTCTTTAAAGTATTTATACATTAGTCAATAAGCTCCAAGTCATTAACATTGTAGACAAGATCTTCACCTGACTTTAGGCGCTTACCCATCTGAAGCTTACCGTGAGTCTTATAGTATCCCATAAGCATCTCAGCTAGTGCTTCGTCCTCGTTAGCTGCCTTGCCTTGTAAAGCAAATCCATACTTGTTGTTAACTGAATCAAGCTTTTCAGTAGCAGGATTAGAACGCATCATTCCCTGCATTACTTCTTTAGCCTGTAAAGCTGCCCTATGTATAGGGGTCTTACCGTGATTGTAAGATAGCAACGCATGGTTAAATGCATTAAACAGCTCTTCGTTGTGTGGCTGCGTAAAGTCTCCAAAGCCGTTATCGTCTACAGGTATCTTATATTCAGGAGGTAGAATCCCTCTCTCTATACTGTCATTGATAAAGCCAACTACCTTCTTCTCGTTGAGCCTTTGATTCTTAGGGCCAACTCCAAGCATCTCACCGCCTTTCTCAATTAAGTACTTAGCCCCCTTTTCCAGAAGACCTCCTTCAGCATACATCTCACGTACATCTTCAGGATCAAAAGCAGCAGCATTTACATTCTTAAACTGATTAGGTTTAAATAGGATGTAGGAGTAAGCCTCCTCGCCCGGCAAGGAATCTTCGCCAACATTCTTATACTTGATACCATCAAAGCCATAAACATTCTCTAGGAGTTCCCTGAGCTGAATGTTTATATCAGCCTTTAGGATGTTTCCGTAGAAGTCTTCTCCCTCAGGAGCCAACGCACTAGCGTTTTGATCCCTAAAGGTAGGACTAGAAAGCTTATCCAAGAAATTATTAAGCATTCCCAAGCTGACATCTTCGCTTGTTCCCTCAAAGTGTTTGGTTACTGCCCCGACTAAATCATTCCTAAGTGTTGGATCATTAGCAATGTTAAAGGCATCCCAAATCCCAAGGTCATTCTCTATGACTAGGGGATTCTTGATGTTCACATAACCTTTAGACATAGCCAGAGGCATATTGTAATCAGGATCAGTATAGGTGTAGATCTCATCTAGAGTAGTCTCATCCATATACTTCTCTGTAAACTTCCTGACATCGTTGTCCATAGCTTTAATTAGGATAGCGTTAGCTTGTCCTCGAGTACCTACATGAGTACCTAACTCACGAGGTAGCGCAAAAGCTATATCATGCTCAAAGTTAAACCCACTATAAGTTCCTCTGTACACAGGCTCTTGAACTACTGAGTCCTTAGTAAAGGTAGCAGCATCACTAGGATCTTTAATAACCTCATTGATTCCCTGTGACTTCTCCGGCATGCGGTCATAGATACGATCAAACACTTCTTTCTGATCAGGTGTTAATAACTCTAATTCATTTTTTAATGCTTCTTTTATTTCTGCTTTAGCAGGACTAATAAATGAATCTGTTACTTGCCTAATCTGTCCTGCCATTTCATCAGCTAACAAAGCAGCCTCTTCAAGATCTCCAGAGTCTTCGAGGAAAGCTATCTCTGCTTCGTACTCTTGTCTAATGTCATCGACCTCAAAGTTGTACTGCTCGTACTCTGACTTGGTTAGTACTTTATCTAGGTTTAAATCCTCATAGAAGGTTTCAAACTTAGGGTAAGACTCAGCCGCTGCCTCCATTGTAGTAGGCTCTGTGTACTCTATATCCCTAGCTTTAATATCATCTAGTTTGGTCTGGATCATATTAGTATCAGCAGAGAAATCGATACCTGTCTCAGCCTTTAAAGAATCTCTGAGTTCTTCAGAGCGTTTAAAGTCTGACCACTCAGTCTCGTCATAGCCCCTGCTACGGCTGAATTGTTCCCAATCAGTACCAAAGCCTTCTACGTTTTTAAGCTCTTCTAGCGGCAGGTCATGCTTCTCGCGCAGGAGTACCTTAGCATTAGTCTCTAAGAAGTCCCTGTATAACGGGTTGTTAGTACTAATGTTTGGATCAAGATAAGCAGCTTCATCAGCAGTATCTACAATGCTTGCTGCTGCCTTGTTAGCGTCAGCTTCACTTACTGCTTTCTTTGAGAACTTCTGTATGATTTCTGCCAATGCCTTTATAGCCTGACCGCCCCCAGAAAAGCCTAAGCGGTCTTCTTCTTCAGACATAACATTACCTGCCTGTACGTTGTAAGGCATTCCTGTCATCTTGTCGATACGCTCATCAGGCTCTACAGGAGCATTAGGGACATTGTATACATTGCCCCCTTTAGATCTTTTAAGTCTAGGGTCTTCCTTCTCTTCAGCAGGAGCCATAAGATCTGACATAATCATATCGTTGTATTTAGCATACAGATCTTCAACAATCATAGCAGGTGTTTCACCCTGCTTAAGTGGGGTCTTCTGAATAATAGAAAGGAAGTTTCTCATAGACTGTTTTTCTGGTCTAAACTTACCCGCCAAGAACGCTCCAATTTCAGCGCCGCTCATACCACTTTCTTTTAATGCAAGAACTGTTTCAGCATCACCTATTACAGCCCTTGAAGCCTCTATAACCATATAAAGCTCTTGAGCATTTTTATATCTTTGCTGTTGTCTTTGGCTATAACGATTAACTAAGTCAGGGCCAGACATAGCAAAATCAGGTGCAGAAGTTATAATGTTTTGATTAACTCGTTTGTAATCCTTTACTGAAAACTTAAGTTTATCTTTGGGAGCAAACTCAGTAAACCTGACACCAAGTAATGTAGCTGCAAGTTCTGCTTGCAGGGATTTAGTTTTACCAGTAGACCTATTAGGTGTTTCAAATGCAGCTTCAGCTATATTGATGGCGCTAGTGCCTACGCCCGGCATAAAAGAATTTAAAATATGATATGATGCGTTTTCCCATTTCTCACCCGTAGTAAGACCCGGAGTAAAAATAGCCTTACCATCTTTTGTTCTGCCATTTTCTGCAAGGGCAGCGTAACCTACATCTGATAAAGCAGTTGAAAGAATAGTAGGTTCTACATAAGGCTTAATAAGTGTACCCAATGAAGACATAGTAGCATTTAAAATGTACTCATCTAGATCATCCCCTTTTAATCTGCCATCACGTATTTCTGCATACGCAGCCATAAGAGGTTCTTTAATAACACTATAGCTATCTAAGAATTGAGTATCAGATGTGTAGAGCTTATCCTCCATTTGTAGGTAAAGACGAGGAGAAGTCTTAGACCAAGGAGTCTCAGTCATCTTATGACTAGCTTCTTTTTCTTCTTTAGAAAGTCCTGCCAAAGAAGCTGTTCCTGAAGATAATGCTCCCCACGAAGAAAGAGTAGTACCAAAGCCCGCAAGCCTTTTTAGTCCTCGATTTCGTAAGACTTTATTGCCAGAGTTAATTTCTCTAGAAGCTTGCTTAACAATCTTTCCTGAAGTTCTTATAATTTCAGCAGGGAAAGATACAAAGCTACCGATAGGTAAGTTCTTTAAAGCCTTAATGCCTTTAGGAACTCTATCATAGTTAGGTAAAGTATTCTGAGTTATACCCGCTGCTTCACGCTCTAACACCTTTACATCTGCATCAGGAAATGCTTTCTTTAAAGTATCTAGCTCTTGATTAAAATTAATTATCTTATAAAAATCATCAGTCGCTAAATAAATATCTTCAACTCTTTTTGCTACTTTACCTAAACCATATCCTGCTAGTTGGTCTAGGCTTTGATCTACAAAAGAATCAGCAGAAGTATTTAATAGATCTCTAAATTCATTAACAGTAGCGTTAGTATTAATAATACCTAAGTCTAAATATTTCTTATAAGTATCATCTAATACCTCTTGGCCTCCGGCAGTAATTCTGTTAGCTAGTACTTTCCATGTTGCTTTTACTCCAGTACCAAAAGGATTTAGCCCATTTGCTAGTCCGAACTGCGCACCACCTAATACGTTACGCGCATGAGTAGTCATGCTATAGACTGTCTTAGCTTTTTGAGAAGCACCCTTTAAACCTAAAAAGTTTTTATAGGTTTTAGCTAATAGACTATTTGAAGTAGGTGTAAGAAAGTTAGACTCTTGCTGCTTTATAGCTGTTGCCATTTCAGGAGTAGTAAACTTACCGTCAAGAACAGAATTAGTTCCAGATATTTTTACAAAACTATCAGGCCTAGGTGTATTCTTGTCAAATATATAGCCACCTTGTTTTCCTAAAATATCAAGGTTTTCATAGAACCTATTAGTTTCATAAAGCTTAGAAGCTTTGCTGACTGTTAACAATATATTGTCAGCAGGATTTTTAATCTCCCCCATTAAGGCACGGATAGGAGCAGGAATATCTTCTTTAGCTGTAAGAATTTCTTTATTAACTTTACGGACTTTAGTAAAGTAATCATTAGCAGACTTTTCGTCGATTTCTGACGGGCTTAGAATTTCAGTTATTCTATTTTGCGCATCTGCCAAGGCTTCCTTCATAGTCAAGTTTGGATTTAACTTTAAAATTCTATCTACTAAAAACTGTTCTGCTTCTCTTTTAACTTGACTACTAGGCACATAACCACTGTCCTCATAAAGCCTATAAGACCTTCTAAGATATGAACCTGAGTTTTCAGCAATAACTTCTTTTAACTCTAAAGGTACTGCTGAACTGTTTACTAATTTTTTTGATGTCGCATCAATAAGCTCTCTAGCTTTTAAAACTTCAGAAGCTACTTCCTCAGGGATATTAAACTGATCCATAATATCAATTATATTAGCTTCTTTCGACTGACCTTTAGTATATTTAAGATCTGTAGTTAGTGCTTCTTGTACTTTATCTGATACTTCTTTGGAATCAATACCGTCTGCTAAATTATCTAAAGAAATCTGCAAGCGCCGAGAAATATTTTCTGCCTGAGCTACCGTGGCTCTTTGTGCGTTTTCAGCATCTTGGAAAGCATTAAAAGCCTTAGGTGTAAAGTAACCACGGCTTGTAAAGAACTGTTGAGTAAACCTTTTAATAGGGCTGCTATACTGCATAGCAACTTGAGCTGATCCTTCGGCTGTTTCTGAAAGCTTTACTTCAGGATTTAATTCTCTTAATCCTGTAGTTTCTTTAGCTTCTTTTAAGTAATCAACAAGAATTTCTCCTTGCTCTTCTTCTGTTAGCTGAGTGTAAGGCTTTCTAAATAAGTCTCTAGATTTTCCTGCGAGCTTAACAGCTCCCCCTACTACTTCTGCTAATGCACCAATAGTAAGCCCCTCGCCTACTAATTTTAAACGCTTCATAGCTTCAGAGTCGTTTTCATCAGTAGCTAAAAACTCTGTTACTTCTGCCATTGTGCTATCAGGAAAATACTGCTGAAGAACATTAAAAACATTTTCTTTAGGGTCTGCTAATACCTGATCAACTGCCACGCCTGCTGCTAATCCCTGCACAACTTTAGCGCCACCAAGGGCTACCGAGCCTGCTATATAAGGAACTGCTTCTAAGACTGCGCCAGTTGTAGTTTTAGTTTCTTCTAGTTTTCCTTTTTCATCTAATATTTTACTTTCATCAAAAAAAGGTATGGCTCCTGCTATTAATTTTGTAGCTTCATCAAACCGATCAGATATTTTTTGATTGCGAGTAGCATAGGTTTCATCAACCATAGGAGGGCGAGCTAAAACTTTAACTGTAGTTTCGGCTATAGAGCGTCCAGTGCTTGCTAGAACTTTAGCAAAGTCAAGACCAATATCTGAAATACTGGTCTCTTCTTCTTTCTGCTGTTCCATTGCGACAGCAACTTCTTCGTCTATAGTTGAAGATTCTGGTTGTT